GTGATTTTCATTATAAAACTCCTTTAAAAATCTAATTTATAATGTAAATAGTCTAAATCGGAAACAATGTCAGCATTTTGTTTGCGTTCTTCAACGATTTCTACTGGCATTTCTCCGATGTCTGCGTATGGTGTTATCTTAATGGACATAGCATTTATTCCATATTCTCTTAATCTCTTTGCGATTCCGAACTCTTTGTCTTTCACGTCATCGTCGAGAGCCAGGTAGACATTTGGCTTTCTTTCACAGATTTTCTGGAATAGAATTGAGTTTTCCCGAAGCGTTGAGCCAAGTAAAGGAATTGCGTTTTTACACTTCATTGCATCAAACACACCCTCTACTAAAATTATGTCATTATCCCAATCAATGTTCAACCCATTAAAGATAATGTCCTTGCTTACTTTTGGGTTCTTGTACTTCATCCAGTCATCTGTATAAGATCTAGCAATAAAGAAGTTTAAATTTCCCTGAACATCGAAAGACGGGACGATTACCCTGTCCTGGTATTCTCCAAAATCACAAAAGCCTATTTTCCATGCCAGGATGTCGGTGTCTGTAAAGCCTCTAGAGTAAAGATAGTTAAGTGCTTTTCGTTTTACTCTCGTCTTTTTACCTGTAAGTGTTTGGAAATTCTCTGGTAAATCGATTACCTGAGGTGGTAGTTCTTCTTGCTCTGCAAAGATAGTGTCGTATTTGTCCAGGTCGACCTCGCCCTCAAGCAAACGCCAGTCTGCATAGTAGGATGGAGCAAACCTGCGAATGAGTGGGGAAATTTTAGTCCCTGAGTAGTCACAAATCCAGCACTTGAAAACTCCTTTGTCAATATTGACTGAGAGTTTTAGCTTGTGGTGATTACATTTAGGGCAGTGAAATTGGTGTTCTTCCTCATTGGTCCAGCATTTACCTAGGGCCTTTTTAAGTAATTTTAGTTTCTCCGACAACTTTTTCTCCCGCTAGTGCTATTATAATACTGTCGCACAGATCGTACATCCCGGGCTTGGGATTTCCATGCTTTGTATATTGTATATCAATTTGGGGGAATCTGTCAAGAACAAACTGAAGGACCTTTTCTTTTGCATTATCGCCTCTCTTAATACCTACTCCGGCTTGTTTCCTGGCTGAAGAGGCTGCGATCATCTGTGGTTGTATTTTAAAATTATCGAAACATAACCAAGATACTATACCATTAAATCGCGATAATGTCGATAAAGTTTTTGCTGAAGAGAAGCCTGAACGGAAAGATTGAAGGGACTGCTCTATAAAAATCTCGTCTATTTCGTATTTCGATCGAAGATCCAGAAGATTCTGCTTTATAAGCATTGCTTTCTCATAAAGCGTTGGAAAGTATCTCTTATTTCGGGTATCCCAATATAAGCTTTCGATTATCTTTCCGTCGCTTATTAAGGTGGCACCTGTAATGGAGGTAGAAATATCAAGACCTAGTATATTTTTCATGCATCAACTCCAGTAGTTTGTTTAATATCTTTTCTTTTGCTTCGACACCCTCACAAAAGAACCAATGCCAAACCATGGTTGATTCTATCACTTTTATCTCTTCTTTTATACTAGATATTTTCTGTTCTGTCAACTGTAATCTTTGCTCATCTATTTCCGGAATGTCAATATCCAAGTCAATCGCTATCTCAGCTAACAACAATATGTCACCTTCTTCAAAAGCAGTGATGGCTTTACTGTACAATCTGCGCTTGACCTCTTTTTCATACTCATCTTCAATCTGGGCCAACTTATCTGGATGTATCTTCGTTGCAATCTTGCGGAATATCTTTTTAGATTTGGGATCTGCATTTTTTTTTGAAGACTCCAGTACATCTTCTGGGTTTGGGGGTTCTTTTGGTTCTGGTTCCGGATTTGAAGTCTCCGATACGCCTTCTTGGCTTGGGGGAGCTCTTTGTTCTGGTTCGGAATATTCTTCCATTTCAGATGTGGATTCAGGAGCCGTGGTCTTGTCTTGCTGGATGTACTTTTCCCTGTAGATCTTTTCGACTTCGGTGCCCGCGGTTTGTAAAATTTCTTTTGATATTTCCAATTCAGACTGCATCGACTTGAGCTTCACTGTTAAAAACTTCAGCTTGCGAGACTTGTGCTTCACTTTTAGAAGTCCATCTTCATCTTTATCATGAAGTCGCGCTTCTCTGTCTTCTTAATCGGGTTAGCTAAAGTTGCAACTGCAATGAGGTTCCTGTTTTCATCATATATCCCCACCTTTGATATGTAAGTGTTGTTATCGAATTCCTCTTCGTAGTCAGCGTATACTGATTTGTTTATCTTTTTTACGTCTCTTTTCGATTCTACGTACTGATCTTCAGTAAGTTCTGCTCGAGCGCCGACTGTAGACTTTAAAAAAGTAGGGTTGTGTGAAAAGTTATCTTCTCCCTTTTCGGAGTAAGCAAACATGGTCATAGTTGGAATGTTACTCACGCCCTTGAACGAAACTGAATAAGAAGAACTAACTGCTGATCCTGAGGTGACTGCAGTTCCCACTTGTGACATTCCGGTTCCGAATGTCAACCAAGTTGAGCCAGTTGTGGCACTATCAGATAAGAAATTGTCTACATAGCCAGTACCATCAGTGACCAAATTGTCTGACGAAGTGAGAGCTAGTATCCCTTGATTATAGATTGCAACGCCGATTTGAGATCCTGTAGTTGGATATGTTTGGATAATGCGGCCGTCGCTGTATAAATCTCTGGCTGTAGCGTATAAGGCGCCTGTGATATAATGGTTTAATTCGATGGAGCCTGGGCTCACTGAAGAGCCATAAAAAATCCCGGGGATACATATTAGGTTAACTGAAGATTGTGTTAAATGGCCATAATCGCTAGTCACTCCGAAGCGACCAGTGGAACTTATTGGGTTTTGCAATGCTCTAATATATTTTTTGTTGGCATGCACTGTAGTATAATGGCCATGGATGACACCATAGGGGCTGGGATCTCCGGAAGGGTGACTTGGGCCGTGAGGTATATATATTCTACTGATGCTTGCAGATAAAGGGTATGCATTTATAATCTTATCCCCGAATTCATATATGGAGTCGTCATCAAACTGACTGCCGGTGACTGATCCGAAAGCATATCTGGTACTAGATTTTTCTATATAGGAAGAGATCATTGAGTCGGCCGGGCGATTGACATTCATCTCATACAAACTTATATGACCAGAGTCGACATGTTTTATCGCGTTTAAAAAATCACCGCTAGATGGTCTTTCGCGCTGGAGGAAGACTCTGCCTTTATGGACTATAAAGTTTATTTCCGGCTTGGTAGCCAAGACTGAATTTATTATATCTCCGGAATGGAACTTCTTCAGAGACATTTTTTAGTAATCCAATCGGACCCTCAAGGTCAGCTCATTTGTTGGATCTTTTCTGAGGGGCTCTGAAAGTTTCGCAACAGCCAGAAGCTTATTGTCTGGCGAGTATAGCCCAACCGATGTGACATATGCAGATGGAGGATTCAAAGCCTCGTTACCGCTTGTACCTGCTTTTACTCTTATCTTGGAGCCTGTCAAGTATGTTGGGTTCGAGCTATAATTAAATTCATCATGGTTAGCTCTGCAGAAAAAGATTGAAGAGTTAAGCTCAGTAGTATTATTGAACGATACGTTCTTTATTCTCTTACGGATGGCATCCGCGAAAACATCAATCGTAGACCCAGTCAACATTCCGATGGCACTATCTCCAGCGGCGGCACCGGTGGTCATGAGGGTGTGCACTGAGTTGTTGGCTCCAGAGTTAAACACAGAGGAAGTAAGAACCGCGATGCCGGCCTGATAATAGATCAATCCCACATTGAGGTTAGTGCCATTTTCTTTTAATATTCCGTATTCGCCGGCTGGGGAGTTCACCTTATAAGAAGTTAGCGACCCCACATCTGTAATCGTCTTTACGCCAATAAATGGAGCAAGAGATTGGTTGGTATGATTACTTATTGAGCTGGTACCCAACTCTAACGAGAAGCTACCTTTCTTGATTTCATCCTTAACTAACAATCGAGAGAAGTTCAAGAATATTGCATTTGCATGTTTGATTCCGCCATCACCACTTAAGTCGCCATCAGCGTCGAATGGTCTAACAGTAGAATTGGTATCATACCCACACAGGACCTGAGCCATTTGGTTGTATATATTTACCTTCTTTGCCACCTGGGATACCGTGTTTGTTGCGGCAGAGGCTGACAGTGACCCGGTGTGTGACGAGCTGAATCCAGCCGAGATATCAAATATGTGATTTGCAGATGAACTAGCATAAGGATAATCATATACGGATTGAAACATTCCGTGCGAAAAAGTCTTAATGTTATCTTCTCTCAGAAGATTCGACTGAAGATTGTAAGTCCCAGACACCAAGGTGCCCGTGATGGGGATAGACTCATGCAACAGAGTTCTAGATTGTGTTCTGTCTTTTTGAGTTAATGTTTTAAACGAAATGGCCATTTGTTTCTCCTAGTAGTTATTATGGTGATGTAAAAGCGGAACCCTTAATGATTCGAATTGGAATATCTAGTGTGTATCCTGTTGTAATACCAGTCACGCTAATCGTTGTGTCAATGTACTTATATACGTCAATGCCGGCTGAGACACCCCTGAATAAGAGATCCGCCCCATCAGACCCTAACTCAGTGAACAAAGAAGTTGAAGTCTGAATTGCTGGGGTTGTGCGAGGTGCTATTCTTAGGACGTTTCCGAGTGGACCTGCGAACACCTCTGAAGTGTCTCTAATCGCCGTTAGACGCGTCTGGTCAGCAGAAAGTATATCCTCGCGTGACCGCTCGCCGGCGAAGGCTCTAGATGGGTCATATGGGCCGACAATCGATGAATCTCCGACACCCTGCTGTATCCTGTAAGTAGCTATGCCGTCATCGTCGATGGTAACAGTTGTTGCCGGCGCTGTCTTTGTTTGGCCTCCAATAAAATTATCGATAGTAAGTAGTCTTGCGTCGACCTTGATGTCAAACGCGGTCTCAAGAAGCTCTGGGCGCATTCTAGTTGCAATGGATTGTCCATTGTCGCTAGAGTCTATACCCTGATCGATACAGATGTGCGTCGTGGTTGATGCATATTCCCTAGGAACACCGTGCAAAAAGCCGGCTTCAGCTACAGAATTGAACACGTTGTTTCCCGAATACGTGACGGTATCTGCAATTAAGTTAAATCCATTCAAGTTTGCATCTGGCTTACAAGAATTATACTTGTTGTTCATCTTGAGGATTGGCATGTACAATATGTTGTTCTGAGTTAACGTTACCAGTCTAGACTTCATTAGAGACTGATCGCTAGTAAAAGCTTCTAATATTGGCGTTTGCATTATTTCAAGATCGTAGAAAGCATTACCGCGTGTATCCGAGGTGTTGTAGAGCGAATAGTCGATCTCTTCATCCCCCAAAGCAAACTTGTGTATGCGGAAATTTCCGGCTGCTAACATCTTTCTACCTAGGTCTGTTAAGACCGCATCTAGTATAATATCTCCAGAATTATCTAAAAACGCCATTATAGTACTCCTTTTACTTGTAAAATCATTAATAAATAGTATTTTATTTTTAATATTTCTTTTATTTGTAATGATTTATTTCTTTCATATCGTTGTTTTTAAAAACGATAGTTGCTTGGTACCCGGGTTGTCCCAGTGTTTCTCGTATTGTTATTCGATTGTTGTTCCTGGTTCATGCCTCTTGATGCCTCAGATGTCACAGTGGCGAGACCCTCTATTTCAATGCCCTCTATTTCAATGCCTGGCCAAGAATTCGAACTCCCTGCATGTGAGGTGACCCCAGTACCATTTGTTTCAGCTTGTAACACTCGAACTCGCCCAGAACCATAACCACCTGTTGTGCCGGCGCCTGTGGTGGCGCCAAATGCATCTTCGGCAGGAACACCTCCTGCAATGCCATTGAAGCCACCTGCCATGCCACCGCCGAAGCCACCAGGTGCACCGAAGCCACCTGCCATGCCACCGCCGAAGCCACCAGGTGCACCGAAGCCACCTGCCATGCCGCCGCCGAAGCCACCAGGTGCACCGAAGCCACCTGCCATGCCACCGCCGAAGCCAGTATCATAACCGCCTGTTGAACCGAAGCCGAAGCCGGTTCCCGGGGTTCCCACTCCTGCCAATGTATTAGCAAGGTCACTTAGGACTCCAAGATCAGCCATGGCGTCGGTTATACCTCTCAGGTTAATCATATTATCTGCGAACTCTGCATCAAACTGGAAATCGAAGTCAGACTGGAAAGTAGGCAAGTTGCTTATCTCTGGTAAATTCTCGAACATACCTGTACCATTGATGTCTGTTTCAGATAACTGAGGCACGGGCAGTACATCTTCTGTGATGGCGATATTTCGCATACTAGGAATATAAACTCCTCCAGGTTCATTGGCTGGAACTTTAACAAACTTCTTCTCCTTGAACGTAACATTTAAATCTATGGCTTTTCCAGTGTGTTTAGACTTTAGTCTGAATTTAAATTTCTTATCCCACACCAAATCCTCTTCGTTTTTTGATACACCAAGGGTTAACTGTGCTGAATGCGGTGCAGATTGGTAAAATTCGGCAGTGCCTTCTCGGGCGCCTGGGACTGCGGTGTAATTAACTGTCGATTGCGCAGGGGCTGGTGCAATCATCAGAGAGTCTCTAAAACTTATGAGCGATTTAACGCCAGGTTGTGCAAACCCTTGAACATCAAAATTCAAAGAATTGCCGGCGGCAGAACTGTTGATCCTCACTTTATAAACCTCACTTGGGTTGGATATTCCCGAAAAATCAATCGCCCTACATATCAAGTAATAGTCAGTGTTTGGTGTTATTGCAACAATGCTAGCTGCGGAGTACATGCTAATGACACGGGCTGAGGAAAAATCCCCGTAGCTGATTGGTGGCTTATCTATGATCAGTACTTGATATTCAGTGGGAAGATTGTCTCCTTTATATACGACTTCCCCCAAGAGGCCGCGAGGGGAAGATGCTATCATTCGATCAATTGACCGTGCATCTTGGTCCAGTATTTGAACAGGAGCCTCTGCTATTATCTCTCCAGCCCTAGGCGCAAGACTTATATTAAATAAATTGCCTTCAATATAATCAAAGTCGCCGCGTTGCTGATTGTAGGAACCTACTGGTGTTATATCTATTCCTGGTGGCAACGGTGGCGCGCCGAGAACTTCTATGTCTTCTTGGTAGTATGGAGATTCTATTAGTTGATAAAGATCTCGACTCTCGACGGAGAACATGAAGTGTTGTTTCGTCGGGGCGCTGGATCCTTCTCCTCGGCCTCGTCGACGCCGCGCAGTGTTAAATGGGCCTGGGTACATTCTCCCGGGGCCGCTTATATATTTGTATTCACACCCTACTACAAAATTAATCGCATATATGCTATATGTGTAGTTTATCCCATGTTTCACCTGGGTGTCGTAAAATGTCATCTCTGTAGTGTCTGGATCGTTGAAAAAGTAAAAATTCTGTACGGGGGCGCCTGTTTCTTTTATTCTCTTCTCAATTCTATAGGCCACCACTTCTGAGTGGCACTGGCTTCCGTCCTCCATTATATTATCAAACGTTCTTTTCTTCTCTTCAAGCTCTGTCTCAAGTTCGCTTAGCAATTTATTTAAATTATTGTTATATACCTGTGCTTGGAGACCCTTTCTTGACACATCCGGATGTGATAGAGGGTATTCCTCGCTATTTAATTCTATAGTATTTTTCTGCTGCAGGGCGCTCACATAGCCTGCGGGACGCAACTCTTGTAGCTTGGGGATAATCGATGCGTCGGCGGGTCTGTATATTTCAACGAGTCTATCATTGATTGTACCCATAGGCCTGGTGTGTGAAAATTGTTCGGACATGCTCGACTCCACTTGATCCAAAACTTGAACATACGCCGTTTGGCCTGAAAGAGGCACATCACTCATCAGCTCCAAAACATAAGTGTCCATGTTGTTGTTTTTAAATATTTCCGCAACTGGACTGTAGTGGTGCATACTGAAAGTAATCTTAACATGAGTCTCTAAGATGCCTTGGGCGCTGGACCAGTACGGCGATTCGGCTTCTTCCATCGCTATTCTATTAATCTCTAAAATTTCCTGGATTTGATCGGCCGGAAATTTCTGAACCTCATCATACTCTGGGTGACCATGTATTTGGGAAAGTTCTGGCTCCATTTTTTCTTTGTATTTCCTGTATACACTGTCTCCTAGTTTAAATGGGTTCGGGTTTAATTCTAAAATGCTCTTGTAAGAAGATGCCACCATCTCAACTCTATCCATGGTGGATTCGGAACTCTCTGATTCTACGAGCGAATATGCGGCCGGTGCGGAAAAAGTAGTGTCGATAAGTCTCTGTGTGTTCGGGTGGCCACCTAGAATGTTTGGGTAGCTCAAGTTTTGAAACCCGGAATCTGGTGAACCATATACGATGGATTTAATTAACCTGTCAAATGATCCACCCTGGGAGTTGAGATTCTGATAGCCGCGTTCGAAATATTCCCTATCAACCTCTATAACTCCGTTAGTAACGTAGACCCCCGGTGTATCGTCGGATGTCCTAATGTTTCTTTTTTTATATTTTAAACCGGGGTTGTCGAGCTGGGCAGGAACAACGTTCTTGGACTGGTCAAGTAGAATTTGTTTACCTAGGACATATCTAAGGGAGTCGACTGATGTGGCCAGGATCGAGTTATCTCCAGCTATGGAAAATGCTTCTTGCGTGCTCCTGAAGTGCGACGGCCGGAGCGCGGAGGGGTGACCGGCGAAATAATGAGATCGATTAACCATGACTACCTTTCGAAGAGAATCATAATTAGAAGCTTCTGGCGGTTGAGGTATTGGAAATGCCGCGGCAGACCCGGAGATCTCCTCGAATTCTGCTTTAGCGAATTGTGAAAGAGATCCTGCAAGGCCGGATTCGAGTGAATGAGTGGCGGAGCGCTCCCCTGTTTCATCGCATGGGTTGTATGTGTTTTCCTCTGTCATTTTTCATACCTCCAATAAGAATGTGTTGTTAACAGGAACTATCTTGTCTTTGTTTTTTCTATCGATCGAAACTATAACAAACTTCTTAACAGTTCGCGTTGATTGTTTTTCTAGTTTCAAGATCTTATCTAATTTTAAGTCCATCTTTTTCTGATCTGGCCCTATCACCTTTGGGGCACCTGAGTCTGACTTATATGGGTTTGGACTCTCTTCTAATGTACTTTTATTTTTCGACTTAGAACCCAAAACGCTTTGCTTGTGTCCGGAGTCCAGACTGTCAACAAGTTCTAGATCTTGTGTCATCGAAAAAATATTATACATCTTGTCAAAGGCAGTACCGAGTTGTTCCTTGGTTTTCGATAAGTCTTTAAAATCATTCTTAACCGATTCTAGAATTAATTCCCTATCATCACCTTTATATATCGCGGTTGATATTGCTGATTTCACTGATTCAGGAAGGCCGTCTGTTTCCTCTTTGGAGAACTCGTCTAATTCAAACAGATCTCTAGGTGTCGAAAAGTTTGAACCGTAAGCAGATAGACCCAGAGTGATATTACCCCCTAGTCTTGGAAGTGATTGCATTACGTGCAAGTCGTTATTTGCGAGGGTTGCTTGGCCGTTGTCAATGTTCGCTCTTAGTAATCCAATCTTATTTGCCTCGAATTGCTTTTTGGATGGGTTGCCTGATGCAAACGAGGAGAAGCTTGATATTTCGGTTACTCCACCCCTTCCTCTGCCTTCTCTGATTTGATTTGACAGCCTTGCCGCGGAGGCGTTATTTTCTCTGGAATAATTAAGTTCCTGAGTCTTGGATACTTCTATCGAGTCCAGCTCAAATGGCGATGGTGACACAGAAATGAATGCTTGCGGAGAGAACCTGCCCAAGGACTGCGCGGGATCTGCCGGTGCTGATAACATGCGCGCTTGTAAGCCCTCGATCAAAGAGGGTAACGGAAGCGTAGATCCAAATGAATAATCCGCCATTAGGCTGGTTTTGTTGAACGATTCGATTATTATATTGGTCGCAAAGGAGTCCTCAAGAATATCACTGAAACTCATGTGACCTGACGAGACATATGTTAATTTGTTGTGATAAATATCTGCGCCATAAGAAGGTGCCTTCCCCAAATCCAAGGTGGATTCAACTATGCCATACAAAGAATTTAGCCGGTCTAAAAACTCTTCGACCGATGACAAGGTTCCTGAAGATGGCGAAACAGAATTTAGGATTGACTGTCTTGCTGTCTGCGACACAACTGTTCCAGAAATCAAATTAATAACTTCCGAGTAAGACTCAATAGCAGATTCTATGGCGCCTTGGAAATTATTGTCCTGGATGAAAACCTCTGCAAACTGGTTTAATTCGTGGTTATAGTTGCCTGTCAATATTCCTGTTTGGTAATTTGATATAACTGGAATTGAGGCTTCTGATGCATATTTCTCATAACCCTCTATAGAGTTTTTTAAATTTTCGAGAATCTCTTTGATGGCTCTTCTACAGCCGTCCCTGACTGAAATTGACACGTTATAAGTGTATTTTCCGTGTTCAACGTTATGGAAGAGATCGTAATCTTTGATCATAAATTGCCTATAGTTGTTACCTGTGGGTAGTGGGATTCCAGATGCACTCATTTTTAAAATCTCTACCTCTTCTAAGCAAGCTAGTGGCGTCTCTGATTTATTAAGTCTATTTTTGATGTTCAAGCTGTTTGGTTCAATAGACACACCTGGCTGTATTGTCGAATCCGATGCATATACTAAGAATTTGTCTACTTCTCCGAACTCAAATTTTCCATATGCTGGCGTGCCGGCGCGGTTGAAAGAGTTTGGAGAATCAGATAGCCTAGTTCGATTAATTTTAATAGATGTTATCTCACTATACAAAAGGGCCCTTTGGATAAAAGCCTCGTTACCCATCGTTGAGTGAAAATTTAAAATGTCTCCGAACATCGATTCGTTGATCAAGAAGTTGAGAAAATTTACTCCAAATATATAAGAGTGGTAACTTTTTTCTATGTTCTTCCTGTCAACATAAATGCTGCAGGTGTCCTGAGATCCGTAACTCATAACTCCCTTTTCTCTTGACAAGCCATGAGCTAAACGTCGGCGGGCCATTTTTCTCATATCTCGGCCCTGGTTGAGTAAGCTTTTGCTGTCAATAACTGATCCTACAAAGCTGTCAAGGCCATTTCCTGTGGGCATTCTTGGCCGGCCGGTCTGTGACGCGAATGATAGATCCACACTCTCATCAAGTAAGGAGGATTGTGCTAAGGTGATCTTTGTCGAGGGTATGTTTCTTGGGCGTAGACGAGGACCCATGTCACGGCCGCGAGGGCCGGCCATCCAGCCAACATATCCATTAGGGCCCGGCTTGTCGGAATCGTGATAATGCGCTGGCCCTGAGTAAGCCTCGCCATTGCGCGCTGGATAGGCTGGGTCCTCCACAAAAAGGACCGGCCTGAAAGCTGGTGGGGAAGAGATTCCTTTCTCTGATGTCTCTAGGACCTTGTCATATGTCATGGGGCCGCCCATAGTTGGTGCCAAAGCCTTATCTCTTGGTTTTACAGATATACCCTTGTGTTCCATAAATTCTTGGGAATCCATCTGAATAAACCCGACCAAGTGCAAGCTTGAATTGCTCCTTCTGGTTCTCATTTTTATTTCTATCTCATGTGTTAATTCATGGTGGTATTGAAGTTTAACGGTCGGGTGCGGCCTGGATACAAACTTCTTGTCTTCTAGGACATCAGATAAAGAAATCGACATTCGTGGGGCTTGAGATAATGAACTTTTCGGATCTAATATTTTCATCATCCTCTTGGCGGGTGGAATATTGTGTGGTAGCAAGGCCAACTGTTCTTCTTCCAACAGGATAAAGTGTATTTTTGTGAATCTTGACTCTTCGGTTATCTCTTGCCAGTCAGTTGTGTTGTTAGCTGATGTGTCCGTCAAGACAAATTCAATTTTCAGTTTTTCTCCGACAACTTTGTTGTTCATTCCTAGCGCTGAAGACCGAGATGGTGACATAGACGAACTAGATCCGGGCGAGATAGTTATCCTCTTTGTTAGCAACATCGGTAGCGCTCCGTTACCTAAATACATTAGCTCTCACCCTTCTTATAATAGTTTCTATGCTTCAAGTCAGGTACGTCAGCTGAGAGGACATGTTCATCTGTTTTGATGTGAAAATACTTATTTATTTCCTCCATCGTTTCCAGTCTAATCAAAGTGTCATCCATACCATCGACCTCTATAACTTCGTATACTTCTAGCTCAAAATTGTCTAGGCCGTAAAACGAATTTAGTTCTTCTAGGGATACGACTATGTCCTTCGAAGTGACAGATACTGTTGAGCCGTCTAGAAACTCAGCGTTTCTGGACGACAAATCTATATAAGTTTCTTGAGTCAGCATTTCTGGTTCTTTAAGGTTATCCCTATTGTTCCTTATCGTATACTCAGGTTCAAAAGAAATCTGAGGAATGTTCTTAATAATTCCCGATTCAGTTAGATGAAGATAAGATATTCCTCCTTTCATTTTTTGAAAATGAGACTGCATCTTGATCCTTGGACTCTCTGGTGTCATGATATTGTAAGAGTGAATCGGGTATAATAATATCCTCTCCTGGATTATCGGATCTGCATTTCTAGATATTGTCCTGAACTTTTCCATCTTCCCGTCCTCTATCATTTCTGCTTCGAGAGCAAATGCCTTCTCTATCGGGTAAGTGATTGATTGCGTTTTTAATCTGGGTGTCTCTTCGAGTATTCTTTTTTCAGAATCATTTTGATCCTCTGAGAACCCCATGCATGATGCGTCATATAGAATGTCATCGTCAAAAAACTGATAAAAGGCCGGCCTAAAAGATCCTCTTGCTAAGGCATCCCTTCCGAAACGCGTCAGTTCGATGTCCATGACTTCTTCTTTTTTGTTAAAAAATGTCATATTCTACTCCTTAGCATATGTTATATAAGCCGCATCATCAGACTCTAGGTTGTAAGTCAAAGTAATCGTGTTTCCAGAAATGGTATAGTCAGCGGACGCGCCGAATGACTGGAGTACGCCATTAACATATAGAGACTCTGTCCCTTCCTTGATTCCTGCAATCACTGCAGTGAGTTGATTTGCTGGACTAGGAACACTATCAGCTTCCAACTTAAGAGTCTCTCTAGTAACCATGAGCTCCGAAAGATCAATGTCTGGCAACTTAAGCACCTCTTCTCCGCTACCACCGCCGGCGGCCGGTGCAGATACAATCTCATACTCCATCACCGAAGTTGTTGTATCAACATTTGACTCTGTCTGTGCATCAGTCATGGCATATGTCTGTGTTTGCAAAGCTTGAGTCTCCTCAGTTGTTGTCAGTGTTGCAGCGGTGGTATAAAAGTCCACCTTGCTATCAATTTTAATTAGTTCTGCGATCGAAAAGTAATCATAGGGCCAATTGTATCCAAACTTTGAAAACGTAGCTTCGTCCTTATCTGTAATAGACTCTTTGTTTGATTCTACAGATTCCTTATTAAGTATCATTATATCTTTTCTTGTGTTACCAATCGAGCCAATGACGGTGTCTTTGTAATAATTTGCGGCTCGATATTTTATTTTAAACACAAGCCATCTCACTTCGTTCTCCAGGAATTTGGAAGCATCCTTGTAATTTGATTCTCTTCCAGACAGCATTGGAATATCTTCTGGTTTCAAGTAACCTGTAACATATTCAACGTCTGATTTTTCTGAGTCATGATCAACACTTGAATGTTTTGCTTCAACTGCAGTTCCTTTTGATACTGGGTGGAGGTTCTGCCAGATACTTGCAAGGTCTTCTTGCGTTAATTCCGTTTTAAACTGAAAGAAATATGCAACGTGAGGAATTATATTACTATTCCTGGAGAAGTCAAAGTGTGGTGGCAAGATATACTTGTCCATCATTCGCAACTGGTATGCAATTGACGTAGTAGCGTCTCTACCTGTTGAATCATAGAGTTTTTCGTAAGCATTGTATGCCGCCCTCACATCATTTGGTGTGCTGGCTTCCTGTGCTGATCTTACCAGTTTCTCTTCTATGTCCTTGTTGACTGATTTCGCTCGGCTGTGAGCCTCTTCATTCAATGGAAGCATCTTCATGTTACCTTTTTCATCCAGATAGTAAGGTATCGCCACGACTGACTCGCTTATAACTTTCTTTTTTGCAAGTCTACCTAATTTGACAGATCTGTAATCTTCCGTGGAAGTTTCATAAGATTTGGACGCTTCCTGACTCAGGAACCCCACGGCCGCGGCGAGATTGCCCACTCCTTTCTTTATATTGTCCGCGGCTCCGCGGATTGAGAGAGTATACCCCTTCGGGTCAGATTCCTTAAGTATTGTGCCAGATTGGTGCCACATTCCCGTAGAAGATGTCAGGTGAACATCTGAGACTGGCTTTACATTCTCATAATAAGCAGTTTGATATCTGGTTTTCCATGGTGATCCATTCTGATTCTTTACTACGCCGCTACCCATATTGATCGTGGGCACATCTACTGACTTAAAATCCATCACTGGAGTTTCCCACTTTGGCTGAATTACCCACCTATATTTATTCGTTGAGTTGGGATCAATCGGTGAAGATAAGCCGTCTGCAGTCGTTCTAAAATTATCACTATAGAGCTTTACATATTTCGTAAAATCTAGACTCGCTGATATAGACATTGCTTCACTATAGTTAACGTTTTCTGTTGCGTTTGATGGTCTTTGAACGTTGTAGTATGAAGCTGTTATATTCTCTATTATCTCGGGAATCGAATACGTCCTAGTCTCTTTCGGCTTGAAAGTTAACAAGACATGCGGACTTGTATTTGGATCTAGAAAAGGGGGCACGTAAGGCAAGAACCCATGAGAACCCTGCTTGGCAGAAGTACTGGTAGATAATGTGCTCATGGTGAACAGTCCAGATCCTAAGGTTTGAGAGGAATACCCTTTGATGTTTGGCGCGCCATCGTCAACCGGGGGTCCAAAGGCTGAATGTCTATCATACATAACAGTATCCACGTTATTGATGTAAACTTTCATCGAATATGAGACATTCTTTGTTAGTTGTGGCTCAACTGGTTCTGACATTACTGTTTGTAGCTTTTGGCCCTCCAGGAAAAATTCTACTGTCTCAGCCGCGAAGTTGTTTATAGCGCTCTTGTACGGCATCATAGAGCTCTCAAAGCTATCTTCTGTCATATTAAAATCTATCGATATTTTTGATTTAGTTTCATCTTGATCTAAGAACCCAAATTTTGATGGTCGCTCGAGCACTTTCGTCCACTGAGCGGTTCCGTACATCAAACTGGCGCTTGGATGTGGCTCGTTATCATATATCACCTCTTTCATAAGTCGTTCTGGGTTCAATATATCATCAAAGCCGACTCGCCTAGAGACAGAGCCGGACAACCTAGGTATACCCACGTCTTGCGTAGAATTCACTTCAGACCCTATAAAGCAAGTAGTAGAGGTCAGGCCCAATGTCTCGTACGAAGTAACAGGCGTTTCGTACTTTTGGCCAACTATATAGTCGATTCCGGTACTCACCGAGGAAGAGAAGATCGGGTAATCAACGGCTAAGCCTGCTTTAATTGAGTTAAATAAAACACCTGGTGCCATAATAGGTTTTAAGGCAGCTGCTTTAGAATTCTCTATTCTCAAGGTTAAGAATTTGTTAGCTTCAGCAGCTGTGGTTCCTGTGTTCGTTATATATCCGGCAGAATATGAACCTGATGGCAAATAACCCCTATTAAAGAGTTCCGAGATTTGAACTACTCTCTCTGCGGGATAGAAACCTCTATAAGGCAAAAACTTCATTGCGGCCTGGCACCTTAAAGTCAAGCGTCCGGCAGCAAGTGATAGATTATTCGCTTTTATGCTGTCCTGTGTTGGCTGAAAATACTTCAAGAAATCAGTAGTTGAGTATGTTTTGAAGAACTGAGACCCCACCGATACATCTCCAGAGGATGTGTGGTATGTGGCACCGGTTAAGTGTAAAAAGTCACCCCTTAGTGCCGCGGAGGTCATATCGCCGGAATCGTATATATCCTCTATAAACCTGCTTATAGTGAATTCAGGTATCAAAGAATAATCTTGACCTATAATCCTTATGTCTTTGGAATATTCCTCATAACTATCATAAAACGGAGCCTGGTGATTGTCCGCGGCGATCCATTTGGCTTCACCTGCGAGGTACTCGTCGGCCCCGATTATCTGAGGTATTCTCCTATTATAAACCGGCGCGAATGGGGGGGCGCCGCGGAGTCCATTATAACCCATAGCGAAGATGCTATAGTCATTTTGCAATATACCCTCTCCTCTGGTTCCGTTTTCTCTTGACGACAAGAAGGCTTCTCCATTAGAGAAAAACGAGGAGGTCAAACTAAGTGGAGTGGTGCTAAAGTCTTGCCGCGAATCTAAAACCCAGGTACTACTTGTTATATAAGTACTTGAAGTTATATGGGCCAAGGTACCAGTTGAATTTAAGTCGACTGCTTCTATGTTATCGAAATAGGAGGATCTGAATTCCATCTCTGGGCTCGAGGCAGATGGGATCAAAAATGATTTTTGAGTTGTATTACTCACCAAGAAAGGCTCGTAAGTCAAGTTTCCTGTCAAAATCAAAGAGCGAAGGGCTCTATCTGAATTCCACCCGAAGAAGCTAAATCGCTCCCTGTCTCGCGCGGCCTTTGTATAAGTGTTTGTTTCTCTCGGGTAAACTGTTTCAACGTAGCTTATTTCCTTAAATTTTTCACTTGACCCGGGAGCCAATTCAAGACCCTTGTAGAATTCAGCTACCTTTTGAAGAGTCTGACTTCTAGAAAAGTCTTCTTCTTTGAATTTCATGTTATCCGCCATTTCACTGTTGGCGAAAGTCGTGATTTCATTCTGTACTGTTGCCCTCATGGAGACGCTTGGCATATCGGCGTTTATTGATCTTTCTAAAAATGGGTGCCAATATTGATCATTGTGCCAAAGATTTGCTAATGTGTGTTGAGCCATTGGGGTCGATGCATCAATATTTCTTAAACTTTCCGGTGTCGTTTCGCTCGTAAGCTGGTGCATACTGACCGTTAATGGCTTGAACTTTGAAGTCGCAAACATTTCTGTAAAGTTTTTAGTTGTTCGTGCTTGCACGGCAGGTGTGGCATCTTCCACAGTGTTTGTATAATCATACTGAACGCCCGGGTAAACATCTGGAAACGGCGAGGTATCCCTAAATACTATAGAGTATATGTTTTTAGCTCTCTGGGCGCGGGTGATTGGGTGTTGGTCTCCCTTCGTCTGTTTCCATGTTGGCCATCCGTAAGGGCCCTGCTTGCTCAGTATAATAGAATTTAAATCAGGAGAAGTGTCGGAAAGTAAATTAGTCTCAGTGTCAACGCTCCTAGTGGTGTTCGAGTTAAGCCCCACGTAATCTAAAGTCGGAATTATATCTGATGCAATCGTAAAAGAAATTGTCTCACTAGACTTGAGCGTACCCGATAAATTGAAAAGATTCTGATATCCTATGTTTGCATTCTTGCTCAAGAAGCTATACACAGTTTCGTTTGCGCTTGCAGTAATCCAAGAATATCCAAAATCATTCTGAGGCATAGGATGTTGTATGTAGAAATTATCATAATCAAACTCTTCCCCCAAGGATCCTGTGTATCTTAGTGGGTTTCTATTGGTTTTGTGTACTGATGCCTGAGTTGCGCTTGATGATCGGTATCCGAATCTTCCGCTGTGTTCTGATGCTAAAACGTTTTTCACGTGCCTAACCACATTGTTTCTATAGTTGACTGTGTCATATATAGAGTATTCTGAAGACTCTCTGTCTAGACCATATGCACTCATTGACTCTGACGCCCCGGGTGATGAAAACCTGTTAACTATGACGTGTCCGGATCTTACCCTTTCTGGTACTGGAAAGTCTGTCACCCCAGATATGTGCAAGGATTGCACAAGTGAACCTGTGAGGTCTGCTCCAGAGTTGGCTACGAGGTGTCTGTTGTTCGCGTTGCGACCATTGGTGTGTATTATCTCATAGGCATTTGTATAATTGCCTATAGACAGTGAAGCTGTTGTCGTGAGCAGATTTGCAATGTTGTAAAATCGATGTCCAGCAAGGCCGCGGGAGATCATTGATTTTGATTTTGAGGTTTTCTTAATCACTAATTGTGTGGCTGATGAAGATATATCATAAGCCTCGGGCCTATTAGAAGTGGGGGTTCCAAATTCAACTCTCCTGTGGGGCATGCCGTCGACATGTGTGGCTGCGAATGGACCTTGCATTGCTGCCGTACGGTCGTGATTATTCGCAATCTTCATATTTTGCTTAAAGTCTGGGAAGTCAGTTCCAACCGATGAGCTATATAGGGTAAATGGCAAATAAGCTTCGCCGGAACCCTCTATTCTTGCGCCAAAGTTAGAGGTTCTCACAAAAGATTTGTAACTTTTATCTTTCTCTGGAAAAAGAACATCACTAGGTTTCTTCATGTCTGAAATATCTTCAGTCTTGAGTTCTATTTCTTTTCCTAAATCTACAAGTTTGTAAAATTCTGATTTCTTGTTTTTTTCATTATTAGAACCTTCAGATAAAATCTTCTCTTTTACCACCTCTTTCTCATAAGTCCTTGCTAGTGCTCGGTCTGAGTAGCTCTTTTCTACTTTTAATGAGGCATTCGAGTTGACATTTAGGCGAGCGTTAACCAGTAGTGATCTGATAGATGTAGTTTCATTTCGGTCTTGTTGCCACACGAATCCCGTAGTATCCTCAGTATCCGCCGTACCGTGGCCATATTGCCAAACGTAGTTTTGTTCCGTTCTACCAGAAACAACTGCTGCTATGTCCGGGGAGCTTTTCTTGACCTGCGGTAGTTTGTAATCATATTTATTTCTTTCCAATACATGGCTCTCTACCACGTTCTGAATTCCAGTATTAGATTTAACTGACGCCGGTACCACTTGCTCTAAGAACTTACCAATTGAAGAGTCTATCCATTTAAAATATTCAACGTACCTTTCAAACTGATTTTCATTTTCCACTTTTTCGAAGAATTTCGCTCTTAAGTGATTTATTAACTTGTAATCTTTTCTATATTTGTTAACAGGATCCCCTATAATATTGTTGAGGGATTCAATACCCGATAGAAAGTTTATCATTTCCTTGGATATAGAATGATACATACTCTTCTCGAAAGACAACACTTTGTTCTCTGGTTTTTCGCCTACTTTAAATTTATTGATATCCGAGTCTCTCAGTACGATACTATCTGATTCATACAAAGTTCCGGGCTCAAGAAATTGTACTGTCGTGAGAAATGCGGGTTGTGTGACATTTGATGTGTTTGTTGTAAATTGGGTCGACTTTACAGGATACTTGTACCCAACCTCTTTCCCGTACCGATGTATGTTCTCTACAGACCCAGAGCTCTGATCTATAACGTTTATTATTCCGTCGGCAGGGACGGCGGTATTGGAGTCAAACCTTATATCCATAATCAAATTTTTGTCCAGCAGGCTATTGTTGGAAAGATTTTTGTCTCCGTACTCGTGCTGTTTGTTTCTGCCAGTAATTGAGGGGGACTTTGCCCTTAGTTTTAATTCATCCTTGGTGAGTGAGTCGTTCCATGCACTGAAATTTATTATTTTTATGTCAGATTGCTGAGTCACTGATCCTATAATGTTTTCGCGGGCGGCGCCGAGGTAGATGGACTTGCTAGAAGATAGAAATCCATTATAGGCAGATGCACTTACCGCAGAGGAAAGCTCAAAAGAATTTTGCAGGTTATCCAGCACATAATTATATCCTGAAAAGTCGACTTTGTATTTGCCAGTTGAAGGTGTAACAAATTTGTTGTCAGCGTCCTTTAAAACTTTGACTGAGATGTGCCACCTAGAGTCTGTATATACAGCCGGGAAATAAGGAGTGTATATATCTTCTGTCTCCGGCAAAGTAGAACTCAATCTGAAGCGCGCTTCATTGTTTCCTTTGTTGAGTTTTTCAACCGAAACTTGAATGCGGGCTCGAGAGGGATCTTCCGTGGTGAGATCATTGTCGGTTGCGGCGACTTCCTGTACTCCGAAGACCGATGCTGATGTGATTTCGTGTTCCGAACTGATCTTATTAGGAAAAATAAAGTTCCCTTCGAAAGTATACTCTGATTCCATTTCATTCGATTCTATATAGGATCTCTGTTCGGTGGTATCTGTAGCGTAAAGATAAAGAGTTGCATCCCTGTTTTCACTTAGGTTTATTACATTCTTCTCTTCAGTTACAGTTCTAATCTTTGAATCTTCAATAAACAGTGAAGTGTTGTTGCCATACATTTTGGTGCTCACATGTTCTTCATCGATACCATATCCTCTGAGAATATAAGAAGAAGCTAATGGTGTGCCCTTGGTCTTTATAATATTTGTAGCTTCGGCACAAAGATTGCTTATAATGCCGCGGGACAAGTTTTCTGGTTCAGCCTCGAACCTAACTAGCCCATTGTAACCCTCAGGTGCATCTGCGTCATCCATGGAGTTTACAATCGGCAACTCTAAGACTCTCAATCCGTACCTGTCAAGAAGCGCGGCGGATAGATCTATGTTATTACCCACTGATGGAATAGCAGGTAGCGAGTCATCCGAGCATCCATGGAAATAGTTGTCAGCGTAACTAGAAGAAACCTCCACGTCTCCGTTGACATCTTCGGAATTTGTTTCGAGATCGCTGTACCTTGAAAATCTATTTATGTGTATCTGATCTATGCTTAACTTTACAGTATCGAATTCTGCAGCCATCAATTGAAGTAATATTGAAAAGTGGTCCTGGCTTTTTGTTTCTGACTCTGACTCTTGCGGCTGGGCCCACTCTGGCAGAAATCTGGTCAGCATCGAATGATTATTGCTATCGTAGGATTGTCCTATTTGATACAAGCTGCTCATAAGAGATACTAGTGTAGTGTCGCTTGCATCCATGATTGCATCATTCGGCTCCGTGTTTTCACTTACGGGGCTTAGGTTTATTGCTGAAGTGTTAACCCTGGAAGTTGAAGAATAGTTCTTTACCTCTCCAACCATGTCGTTTCCTGAATAGTCCACTACAAGATAGTCTTTAGTGTTGTCACCTGTTATTCTTTTATTGAATCTATAGTAAAGACCAAGTCTGGATTTGTATTCCTTGTTGTTAATATCACTGGCGTAAACTCTTTTATCAAAGTTTCGAGCTATGTCGCGAGCATCGCGATCGCCTTTCCAAAACCTAAAATCGTCAATTGAACCTGAAAGTGAACCTGTTGCTGACTGTTTACCTCCGATGGTGCCGCCCATATAGGTGTCGACGCTGCCCATCGTTGCGATTGACGAGGAAATGTGAGCGTCGAACTTACCATCTACATAAAGTTTTGCTTCGAGTTTTTCGTCGGCGTGCCAGACCTTAATAGCATAATGGTGCCATTTAGAATCTGCCGTTGAGGCCTTCGTAATTGCAGAGGACCCTATCGCTTGGTTGTCCATTCCTATAGAGCCTGACTTGTAGGTCAATTGGAATGGCGATCCGGAGGATGATGCATTTAAAGTTACTCTGAACTGGCCAGAGTAGGCATCGGCAACTTTGCCCGGGTAGGATCCTATATCAAATATAGTCTCTTCGGGAAACACTGCTTCATTGAAAGCATCCTTTTTGAGCCAAAATTCGACAGTATTTCCCGACACAGGATTGAGCTTTAAGCCGGTTTCTTCACCCTTGAGTCTACCTACAAACTCAGTAGTATCAATAACTTGTGGTCCATTGTAAAAATTAATATATTCGCTATAGTTAAAGTTAGCGTGGCCGACGGTCCCGGGCCAGTAGTTCCTTAGTATGGCTGAGTCTAGTGCATGCGAAGATGTGTGCCATCCGATAATTTCTTCTCTAGTACCATCAAATGGATAATAATTTAAAATGTTATATGCGGCGTCGGCATAATACTTTTCTGCGCTGCCATAGAAAGCGAAAGATGATGGGTCCTTGATCTTTATATTTGGCTTGAAGGTGCGTGTCTTAGACTTGTGAGTCCTCATCAAAGAGTCTGTCTCCAAACTCTTTGTCGACAACCCAGAGGCTTCATCGGAAACTCGCACTTTCGCCTTTGAGAAAAGCTTTATCTTTCTTTCGTCAGATTCGACTTTTTTTATTGTTTTTCTATAATCTGTCATGAGTCTATTCTAAACTTAAACCTTTCCTTTTGTTCGATATATTCCGAGCCTTCTTTTCGCAAGAAAGATATCTCATATAAATAGTTTGGTTCCAAAATTGACATGTCTAATTCGAAATAAGAACCGTTGACATCATACGATAAACCAGAATAACTTGGAGTGCTTCCTGTAGAATAGGATATCACGTCTAAGTTATCTGCAACTCTCTTTACTCTGTAAAATCCATCGTTAATTATATCCACCGGTGCAGCTTGGCTAGCGACGGTATATACATTTGGTTTCCAGTTCTTGTTCCTAGTATATACTCTGAACATTGCGCGTTCGTTTGTACTGTACGATGGCTTCAAATTGCTGATATTTACCACAAATGAAGGGCTCGCATATTCAGCATCCGTGACGCTCGGCTTCACCTCTATAGACCCGCTTGAGTATATTTTTAAGTTTGAGCCGGCTGTAGTTCCAGTGTACCACTGATCATAGAGAGTATCCAGGTTGCCAGCATATGCAAAGGAGGCCGAGTAGACCCCTGGTTGGCCCGAAATGTAGCCGGCTGATACAGTGGTGGCGCTTGAGCCTCCTGATACCTTTACGGATTGCTTTTGGCCTCCTCCTGTGCTATCGAGGATGTCTCCAGTTGATCCAGAATACACACTTACGCTTAACAACCCATCGGATAACCCTGGAAGGTCTTTCATTTCTCCTCTGACTCTGTTGTAAAGATATATCGTATTAAGATTATCCGCGTCAGAGGCTCTAACTGTTTCTCTATAAAAGTTTCCCCTGTCATCTTTGTTCACATCATCTATCTGCGCTTCAATAATCGGCCTTTTCATATAAAACTGGGAAGTCCTAGAGAAGAATTTCTTGGTATAATACGACTTGGAGTTTGTGCCGTCCTCAAAAGACCCTGAAAGTTTTATCAAAAGTCCATTATTTTTGGCGCCTTTTCCTCCCGCGAAATGACCCAGCGTTTTACCAACTTCGGTAGATGCAGAAAGAATTGTGTTTCCATATATTCCAGCTACGGATTGGGTGAAAAGTAACTTTGAAGGATCGCTGCCGTCGATCGCTGAAGTGAACAGTCCTGGTATCAAAGCGTTTATTCTTGTGTTAAGCTCAGCCGCAGTGAGATCGAAGTCACCCTTAATGTCGACATAAAGTGTGTTCTTTTCAAGTAACGAAGATGTTGAAAACTGAATCATCTTGTATTCGCCACTTGTAGAGTAAAGAGTTATAGTCTCTCCCGAAGAGGGGTTTCCGGAAAATAACAACGATCCCGTGGCTGCAACTGCATTACCTTCGTGTTCCACTATCCAATTTTCAACAAACTCGGTAATGTCCATGTCAACTGACTCTGTCCCGCTGTCAAAGTATTGCGTATATTCGCTAGGAAAAGACATCGGCGCGTTATCATCGTCTAAATGCATTAAGCTTGGATTCGGATAAGTGCCACCAGCAGTGGTCCAGTCGTCTCCTGTGTTTGCAGTATACCAGTTGGAAACCCCCTCATTTAAGTAAGCCTCCATATCCATTCCTGAGCCCTCAGTCCATGATTGTAGCATTGGGTGGGCAGAGATCCAATATTGACTCGGTGTAGTTTGAGAATGTTCTGCATTAAACATTTTAAGCTTGAAACTGACTGAACCGGATTTCGGAATCTCTGCAGATGCTCTTTTTGTGGAAATTCCGTCAACTGGAAATTCTATTATGATCCTTGATTTTTCCAGCGATGTTTCATTTGCTTGTGCATGTATCGAAAAGACCTCCAGAATATCAGAGGCACCCATTGATCCTGATGTGCCGCGGCCAGTTAAATCAGCTTTGAATGCGTCTGTGATAGTATTATCTTTTGTTGCTTTAAATCTTTTAATAGACATTAGTTAACTTTCCCCACTATATCTTTAGCGTTTTTAATTTCCCAAATAAAATCTGCTGGTATATAAATCATCTTACCGTCTGGTGACACATTTGATGATATGTTGTGTCGAATATCTGAATATCCAGTACCTATCTTATTCTTGACCTTTACCGATACTACACCATTCACCACATCCATACTGTTCAAGATCCTTTCTACTTCGAATATGGAAAAGGGTTCCCCAATTTGCGGAAAGACATCTGTTATTTCCGTGTATAATGCTTCTCTTATCTCGGAGATGGCACTAGCATAGTTTGATGTATTTTTTAGTGACACATCAAATTCTAGCCCCAGGTTCAATATCTTTGCGTCATAAATATCTATAGAGTCTGTAATCATCTTAACAGACTCTATCCAGGTTTTGAGATTTTGTTTCAAGGGAGCGCTAGCTTGTTCTAATTTCCCAAACCTATCTTGCGACATCACATACATGTTTAATCGTCTATTAATGTCGTTTCTGTCTTGATCTATCGAAGCCCTACTTATTTTTCCGAATTTAGAGGGCATTAGATAGGATGCGGCAACATAATCTTGGGCAGTCACACACCTGCCGTTTGTCCCTCTTTTAGCGGCGATGTTTATAGATCTCTCCATTGCCGAATATTCTATTCTTTGGCCATTTATTGGGTCATCATTATTGACAGTTATGTTCTGTCTTATGTAATCAACCTTTGAGGAATCTAGAATAGACTCGTCGTCGAACAACAGTTCAACTGAAGAGGCTCCTGTTATGGTACCGGCTGCAGCATTTGTGTTTTCCGTGGTATTTGATCTATAGGTTATCGTTAGTGTTGTATTTTGAGGGGCTATACCGAACTTGTTCGTGTGGCCGAGCATTGTCGGATCAAAACTCAAAGCTTTATTGTAGTCTTTACCTGTTACATCAGCTGCAATATTAAACGGAAGCGATACCTTAGACTTCGCTTTGCCCTTGAAATAAACCACACTGTCCTCAGAGCCATACCCAAATTGTAAGAAATAGCGACCGTCTTCCTTTCTCACGGTATACCTTCTAGGTACCGGTGTGGGCATCATGATGGACGGGACCTGATCCGGCTTGCTTGCCAGGTTGGGGACAGACATGTAGATCCTGTCCTGACCTAGATTATCGACCTCATAATATTTGTTACCACTAGAATCCACCACAGTGATGGCCTCAGAGACTGAGTAATCTTTAAGTTCAACTTTCAGGAACCTTCTATGTGATCCGACCTCTACTGAGATTTCCTTAATTTCTCCCGATACGACTGGCACTTCTGTTTCGTATATATAGTAATTCACCCTTGATCCATCCGTAGAGAAACTAGTACCCACTGAGAATTCAGGGTTTAAGTCGACCGTTGCGTCTTGCAATGTTGTGAAAACACCCCCTTCTGGGGAAGTTAAGCGGGCGCCCATTAATATCTTGTGCTTATAATTTAAATCAACTCCGGATTGTACAGCGTCGGCTGGAGCGAGGGTGTAAAATTTGACGACTCCATAAGATGTCATGCTTGTTGCAGTAGGATCTCCGACTTCAGTTTCATGTTCATCCAGAACCATTGGACTGGTTGCATGACCTGGGCCGAAGCTCTCATTCCCTATGAATTGTGCGTAGAAATTCAGCTGTTCACTTACAAGCGATAACATATCTATCATCATCGCGCCAAAACTGGACTTATTAAAATCCTTGTATGTCTCTGGATAATAAGATTCTGCATGTGCCATTATTCTTTTTCTTATCTCATCGAAAGTAAGGTTCGTAAAATTTGCATCGGGCTGTCGTGTGTTGTTGTCAGTCATATTCAGTCTCTCTTATATTGTTTCTATATCATTATTTAAAGCGTTAGTATTGTATACGCCACCAGAAGAAAATAGTCCTCCATGGAAGATATTAGTAATCTTTAATTTGCCGTACATCCCGAACAGTTGAGCCGCCAACTCAGCCATAGTAATAGTTGCAATTGTGTACCTCATCTTTATAGTCGCAAAGGATTCATCCTTTTCCTGCGGAGAAGCCACAACTTCTAAGTCTATAAGCCTGACGGCCGGCAAGTATCTGTCCAGCTGATTTCTTATGTTTGGTTCTAATTCATTCATTTTTTCAGAGTTGTGAAACTCAAATAAATAATGCTTCAAGCCGACTCCAAGCTCTGGGTCGAAGGGCCACTCTCCTGGCGATGTTTGAAGCAGATTTTCAAAGTCTTTTTGTATACTTTCTACCTTATTCGTTATTGGCCGATAGGGCCCGAAAGTACCATCATACACAAGGGGAAATTCAGGTTGAAATTGTGCTTTCTCTCTTTCTCTCTGTATTTCACTGAGAATTGCAGCGTTGTTCATAAAAGACATATATTACGTTCACCTCTCTAGTTAATTAGTAGCATGCTTAACAATCTTCTGGTACAACCTCACAATTGCCTTTTTGTTTGTCTATGTCGCTTTCCAATTGAAAAGTGGATAGGGCTAGTGCGGTGAATGGCGTTATCGGATGGCCATATCGACCGTAGGCGCCGGCGTCATACTTTTCACCCTTCAAAAAGTTCGTATCTACACCCAGGCACGGAATCTTAAACAAGAAAGAAGGATCAATAAATGGAGCGCTACCATTAAATACATAAGTAACAGTCTTTAGTGCAGTCTTGGCCAAGCGAGGACCGACGCGCCAAGGGTTAGAGAACGATGCAAAAAAATCAACAGGCATAGTTGGGACTATTGGAGCGTATTTCCCCGCCTTTTGCCCATGAAGAGGGTGCGGCTTTGCATTTCTGTCTACTGGTTCGCAGGTTCCAGGTCTCTTATTTGGCAAATAGAGGCCGTTTACCAAGGAATCGTCGACGGTTTCCCAACGGATGCCGGACCAAGTAAGGTCCTTGATATCGCAGTTGAGGTAATGTTGTCTCATTTCTCTATAGCCCGGGTCAATCTGATTGGCTATTCCTCTCAATAGTACTGACGGTAACATCTTCATCAAATTAGCCAAGTCATCTAAGAAATTTTTAAAGAAATCTCCATTCAAGCCCGGGAAATCAAAGCACGACGGATCTTTCGGATCACCCGGGAACTTCTCTTTCAACATCTTTTGAAACTCTCCGACACTTGTAGATGGGCTCTTTCTCTCGTTTGCCGCGGCCCAAATGGCCGTGGCTATAGCTGTCTTAGTTGGATCCATCAAAGTTGGTAGATCGTTATAACCGGCCAAAACAGAGGTCGTAAAGATGGTTGAAATTGTCATGAATCTTCTTACTGGAAAGATGTGGTCGAACAGCAGTTTTGCATCTGCAGTCTCTAATAGCATATCTACCATGTGTTTTGCTAGTTTTCCATCGTGGTTTGCATGGGGAACGTACCCTTCGATGTGATTTAAAGGCTCGATTCCCCTAATATGTGGCCGGATCGGGCCGACGAAGCCATCAATGGAGGTAACAAGGTCGAACACTGCAGGGCAAGTCTCATAGTTTATGGGCCTCTCATATTCAACCAATGGGACACAAAACGCTAATTCGTCTCTTGTATCGACTTCTTGTGTTGTGGTGTCTCCAGAGGGCTCCCATGACATCCAGTAACTTTTCTTTCGGCTTGATACTTGCCGCGCGCGTCCGGGTGGCTGGACTGTCTCTTCGACATGCGGTATGGCGTCGGTGGGAAATCCAAAATTAAAATCAGATGTGCTGTCCTTCCACGATGCATGCACAAGGCGTACGCCGTGATGAATATTAGATGCATTGATCAGCTGTTGCCAGTTTGGGAACTCTCCATGAACCCTATGAGCCTCTGACAGTAGATCATTAAAATTTGATATTGAAAATATTTGTGCTTCACGAGCCTTTATTATCGAAGATGACCATTTCGAATCATTGAGCTCTCCTTCTCCATTCTTGGCCCAGGTAGATAGTCGCCCAGAGAATCGAACATAGTGTTCAATTATAAAGGATCTTTTAGCATCTTTTACGTAGATTGGTTCTGATAACTTCCAATAGTTATTTCCTTGAACACTTTGAATCCTTGTTGCGACATCCATATTCTGAACCTTTTCTTGGAAGTACCAGTTATAATAGTCTTTTACTTCTTCTCCCGGGTTGAATATTTGCTTTGAATAATTTGGAAGTTTCAAAAGCTCTTCTCGGACGATTGACTTCAGAGCTTCGCTCCAGCCTAGGCCAGTGATTCGCTCCACTATAGGTTTCCACAGGTCATTTAATGTCTTACTTGCTTGCAACTCTAACCTACAATGATTAAAGGCATAATCAACAAACACTTTGTTACCGACGATTGGTTCTATATCCCATACTGCATATGCGATGCCACCTTTCAAAAGAAGATCTATCAAACAAGTTCGAATAAAACCTTTTATTCCAACAGTCTGAGTGGCTAAAGCAAAAGGTGTAGGGTCATCGAAATCTCTGTTCATCGGATCATTTTCAGGGTTTGTAAATTCCGCCATTACCTCTGCAACCGGGTTTTGGAGTATCGTCTTATCGAATGACAATATCGATGAACCAGCAAGACTGTATCTGTTCGTTTTGCATTCTTGCGTGATGATTGTTTTGCCGGCAACGCGTGAATGCAAGTCGCGGGCATAGTCGTCATCGAACATGTCCGAGTTGTGCATTGAGAATAGCACATCCTCCATCACATTTTCTGTTGTTGATTTGAACAGTTCTTCTTGCAATTTAGGTCGACCGTCAAGAAGGCTCTGATCCGAAAAATCCTCTGCTAGTCTCTTTGCATATATGGTTGCGAACATGTTTCTCTTAGGGTACCCAGAGGCGCCTGGATATGACGCCTCATGAAGATCTGGTAGAGAATCGCAAAAGTCAATCTCGTAAGGTACCTGGGAACCTTGCTGTCTAAGAAAATAATCCCCTTTGATTGAGATTTTGTATCTATCCTTCAGTTGTCCGGATGTTTGTTCAACCATTTCGATTTCAGGGTTAAACACGCCGGCGTCGAGGCCAAGCTTTAATGTTCGGTTATAACTGACCATCTCCAATTTGTCTGCAATATTATCACCTAGTGGAATACTTCCCCCACCAGGGATAGGAATCTCGATCCCTTCGAGTTGGGTGGTGTAAGTTTCAACGTTTGCTTCACTGGCTCGGGACAACATGCCCTTGACTGATGGTAAGTGCTCTCCAGTGAAAGAATTTCTTCTTTTTTCTATTAGTTCTAAAATCTTATTTGATAGAAATTGAATTCTATCTCCAGCTATAGCATACATGAAGCCTTGCCTTATTGGGCGATCTCCTTCTTCAGGTGACATAAATGGGTTTATAAGATCATCTGCATGTAGGCGGCCAGCTGGGTTTTGGCCGCCTATTGAATGCAGAGCAGTGCTTAGGATGAATTCCCTTTGTTCTGACTTTACAACTTTATCTCTTTTTACTATCCACGCGCGGTCGAATACGCTGAAATTCTCTATAAGATCCGTGGCACCTTCGGCGATAGATTCAAGACCAGTGTAATCATCAGTGCAAAAGCTGGGAGGCGCTGGAGTGAAGGGATACAAGCGCTTATCAGAAAGCGCCCACTCCCAAAAGTTATTGTTAAAACCGGAGGGTGGATCTTCGAGGTGCTTAAGCGCGTACATTCCGAATTCAGAGTCATCTTTGAGGTTGATAGATGACGCGAGGACTTGATCGTAGCTGACTTTAAGTGGCCTTTGATCCTTGTGACTTCCCATGTTTGGATTATCTTTGACAGTACCTCTGACGCCACCACCGCCATGGAAATAAACACGAGGGTAAGTGTCTAATTGGTTATCTGGTATTTTGTACTTCTTGTGTATGTAGTGGCCAGTGGAGCGGTTACCAGGTCGATACTCTTCTATATCATACAGCTGAAATAGCCGGAATACCGCACCTCTAGTGATGATTGGTGGCGAACCTGCATTTCTGAAATCTATTTCCTGCTGGATATCTAATACGTACTGTTCTTGCCTGAGCACCCGGCCGCGAGCTTCGTGGATTTCTCTAAGCTCTCTTTCATATTGAGATTCTCCGGCTTGGATGAGATCTTCAGCAACACCCCACGAGTGTAGCTGTTCGTCCGTGGCGGGCGCGCCATCGATAAGCCAGCAGCTGCCGCCGAAGTATAGATTATATTGATGGAGCTGTTGCAGTTTATTGTTGTATTCCTCCATGTAATCTATAAGTTTTTCAACGGTCAAATATTCTGTATCATCGGTTGCGGGCAGGGCACTATTACTGCGATTCTCTTCCGGGTATATTGCTATCCTCTTGTCGGTTCGGCCGTTGCCGGTAAGATATTTATTCGCGATTTCGAGTTCGTTGAAATCGCCAACTTCGAGCACGCCTTGCCAGACAGTGGTGTTGGGGACCCGGGTCCCACTCAATCCCCCCATAGCTGTCGGCGAGGCTTTCAGACTACCAACTTTGAGGCCGGCCAGGTTGCGGTTGAGATCAAATCCTGCCGGCACCATGGGTTGTAAGAAAGATGAATAATCAGAATCCGCGGCGACGGAGATGGGCGCTCGAGCAAGGAGATAGTCCTCTTGGGGTGGTATTGTAGCGTTCATAAAGTCTAATAATGCTTCGATGCGGGCATCTTGACTAGATAGGTTAGGGCCTTGCCTAAGCCAGTCAAAGGGAGATGCTCGGTAAACTTCTGGTATATCTGTCTCAGCATAATCCTGGAAGTTTCCTATAAACTTGGATAAAATATAATTTGAGTTTTGGCCAAGGTTTGCAAGGTCAACGTTTCCATAGCGGCCGTTGGTGGCGCCATTGGTGCCGATGAAATTACTATTAAACCATTCTTGAGGGTGGCCTAGGCGATGGTCTGGGATCGTTGGAAAGCCATCTGGATTGAAATAATTAAGGTGCTGCTGATAGAAGGCTTTTGTCCAGGCCTGACTCAAGAGAATATCTCCTATAGCCGCGTTTTCAGCGAGTATGTTTGCCCGGGCGACGCCTTGATCATGCATTAATTCGGCGAGGTTGAGATTTCCAAAACGGTTCTGCGTGTTCACCCTCTCCATCTCTCTTTGATACTCTTCAAGATTTGCAACGGCTGCTTCGAATTCCAAATGATCTCTCCAGTTATACTCAGGATCTCCCGCCTTAGGAGTGTTGAGCGTCGGAACATTCATGGCCTGAACATAATTGCCAAGAGCCGATATATATGATGTTTCAGCATTTGAAAATATGGCACTTGAGGCTAATTGTAAATCTTCTACGATAAAGTCTGGAATAGGACCTGCGGCTGAGGCAGAGGGATTCGACATATTGAAGAACTCTGGTAGCTGTGTTCCAATTTCAGAATCAGAAAATTCTGCTAATGCTTCTCTTGCATCTTGCATATTCTTCTCTGCCATATCCAATACTTCTTGTATTTCTGGATCACAAACCTCGTCGCCACAGCCAAGTCGAGCTCTTATTGCTTGCATTAAATCCGTGGTGTCCTTGCACGTGGCTACCTTTGGCATGCCAGAAAATCTTGACAACTGCTCACACACATCACTAGGTAAATATACGCCTAGAACACCGAAGAAGTTAACCATAGACTCGTTTGAGTTAAGGTCCATGGCTACACCTGCGTTTTGAGCTAAGCGGCTTAAAACAAGCATTGTAGGCTCATCTAGTGTTCGCCCGGATAGTAAATGGCACAGCTCTTGACCTGTTAGCATCTTTGTCGAGTCTTCGAAGAATTTTTTAGCTTCGGCTTCTTTTCCTCCAGTGATACCTGTATTTGTGAGTGAAGCTGCAAGGGCCTCGTTCATCAGTGGCGTTGCCGAAGAGCCGGCTGCGATAAACTCTTGCAATTGATCTTCACAAAAAGGTATTGTCAATTTATCGATTATCGTTCTAGCAAAAGTACAAAGAAGACGTGTGATCGCTTCAACGAACATCTCTTCTATAGTTTCAAGGAAGTGTTTGTAATATCCGAGTATCGGAATCTTTGGTATGACAGGAAGGTGAAATGAAGGCAGCTTCAGTTCGAATCCTGGTAACTTTATGCACTTTAGATAATCGCAAAACATTGATGGGAGATCCATCTTATCGAAAAACTCTTTATAAATCTCGTCCATAGTACACAGTTTTCCTAATGATCTCAGGGCTGCATCGGCGTCGTAAGGGTTATCAAAGCTATCCTCTAGGTTCTGCTTTGAATCTTCATAATACTTCACTGCCGGGTCGACGAAATTTTCATCCCCCCAGTCCTTAAAAGCTTCCCAAGCTGATATACTTTTCTTTTGCTTTACTTTCAATCCAGATGTGAAACTTTTAACGTATGTCACGGCTGCTCCCTTATCTAGATTTAGCCCCAGATCAGCGCATGATTTACGCGAAGTATCAAAGTAAGAGACTACTCTTGGTGCGATCGCGCTTAAAAGTGGGACTTTTTCAATTGCGCTGGATGTCATTTTTATTATCTGGTTAAGGTAGTATTCGGTTCTTGGACGTTCTACTTCTGAAAACCCTCGTTCTATCGGTACTTTAGTGCTGCCAGCTGTAGCTGTAATCTTCTTAACCCAAAGTCCAACCTTTGGTCCGATTGTCGCGTGGCTGTCGGCAGGAATATTTGCGAAATCAATAGTTAACATGCAATCATCTTTTGGTTGAGACTCTAAATCGGCTGCAACTTCATTTCTTCCGAAACGGCCGACGTCGGCGCGGATGGTTGCAGCTTCGGCTTTCATTACCTCTTTTAGTGTTTCTGTGATTGAAGAAAGAAGTGACTCAAGTTCTGATGCTTCAACATCTGCTGTAAAATTACTGCCTTGTTCAAATTTTATACCTTCTTCTTGTAGTATCTTCCCTGCTTTGCGCAGGTCCTTTGCTGCCTGTGAAACCCTATCTTTCAAATCTTTGTAGGAAAGTGTAATTTTCATTGGGCTTTGTTTTATTTTTTTACCATTTGAATTGGTACTTGGTGGTGAAGATAGTGCATTGGTTGCAGATATATCATCAGAGGACATTGTCTCCCCAAACCATGTGGGGGCATCTGATAGACCTGTTCCATTGGCTATTTTACTTGCAACTGCCTGGGTATAGGCATAATCACTTCCGGCGCCGTTCAATTCTGACAATCCGAACGGATCTGCAGCGTTGAGATCAAACGGCCCAAATTCACCTAGATCTACGTTTTGGCCTCGCGAGCCAGACATCGCTGCTTGCGCGGAGGCGTCTCTGAATTTTCGGGAGATCTCTCTTCTCTTTTTTACAGCATGGGCTTGGTATTCTTGATATGTTCGAAGAGAATCCTCTCTATCTGGAGGGGTGCAAACTTCTCCATTTACGATTTCAGGCATTCGGCTAGTAGACGTATATCTGCTTGACGCTTGCCTAGTTAATCTATCTCCGTTTGAGTCCTTTATTAGATCTAGCTTTTCTTTATTTATTCTAAAGAAGGCCCTGTACTTCACTCCGGGTCGCAAGGGTGGGGTCCTGTATTCTTGGAACTCTATCAGAGGAGGAGTCGGGCTAGATGTTTCTAATTCTCTCCAAGATTGTGCAATAGGTGGTGAGGATGAACCCAGCCGGGTAATGACAGACGGAGTCGAGACAACCCAATAATTTTTTGATTTAATCTCTGTGAAGTCTATTAAGGATATTTCAAGTTTTCGGGCCTCGATTTCGCGCTTGGCCAGATCTCTCTCTTCCTCCGCGTCGTAATCATCAAAATATTGCCAGCCGAAACCATCAAGAGCTGCTCGAGCTTTCTTTAAGTCTTCCTTGTGTTTTTGTAGTGCAATGTGCCGGCCGGCGAACTCTAAGTTTTTGTACTTGTTTTCTAAAGAAA